GGAATGCTGCAAGACCTTCAGCAAGTCGGCCTCTACATGACTGGGGATTGGGATTCGCTGGATTTCCCCTTCGATGACTTGCGGGGAGGCTTCCAGGAGTACGAACGCCGCATGATCGGTAGGCTGACAGACCGGACAGACGCGAGTCGCCCTGACCTGTCGGCCAAGACGAAAGTGATGGCCATGTACTTCTACCTCTCGGTGGACATGTCCGAGGTCGAGCGGCTCATCGAGTTTATCAAAGACCTCTTGCGGTTCTTTCGACAGAGAAATCAGTCAGTGGGCAGCTACCCTATCCCCATCATTACCGATGTCCTGGTGGGTGGCTCCGGGGCCAGTGTCCTGCGACCCCAAGACCTGGGAGCATACTTCACGACTTCGGACTCTCCCCCTGACGTGGTGGTCGTCAAGTGGAAGGCCACGTCTCCTCAGAAGAACCCCATGAACCCTTTCCCAGCCTTGCCGCCGGGAGGGTTTATGGTGACGGTCTCCACGTTGAAGGACGGCTTGCCGGTCTACTACACCCGACCCCAGGGTGATTCGACAGAGGAGAAGACCCCCAAGGGCGGCAAGCAGCAGCCCCAAGAGCAGGGGGTGGTGCGGACCAAGGATGGCAAGCCCCTGGTGTTGTTCGGCGGCCATGACCATGTCTATAAGCCGGAAGCTGCTGGGTACAACCAGAGCACGGAGAGCGGGGGTGTGGCGAAACCTGTCCGTGCTCGGGTGTTCGGGGCCGTGCGGCCTACAGATAACACCATCATCCCGCTTGACCAGCTCCAGGTAAACGGCACGAACTTGTTCCAGAAGACGTTCTACGTCCCTCTGGAGTCCGTCGGAAGCCAGTGGGCCATGGGTGAGTATAGCTTGACCCTCAAGGCGAAGGACATGCCGCTCGCGGGCCAGATCACGGACAACGATGGCCAGATGACGGGCGAGGGTTTGGGAACGGCTGGGGCCTACTATGTTCGGGTGGCCTCTTGCACGAAGTTCCTGGGGAATGGTGTTCACAAGTACCAGTGGGACATGGAGCAGTTGGAGACGACCATCCAGAGCAACGGGCCGGTTCGGGTGGCTTTGAGAAATAATGTCCCCGAATCGGCCATTAGCGAGTGGTCGGAACCCAGGGAGATCAACTTCCCTGGTGCCAATACGAAGAAGTACCTGGAGGCGTTGGAAACGGCCTTGGTGGTGCTGGTGTTGAGCAGGCCAGACCTGACCCCTGTGGACCAGATTAAAGAAGTGGTCTCCGATGAGATGTACACCTTGATCCAGAACAGCAAGGTCATCATCGAGAACGCGGCCCTTCAGCGGTGTGGTCTGGAGCCCTTTGTTGGCCTCGTAGAGCAAATCTACGAGGATTATGCCTCGATGTTGAAGAACACGGGGGAGAGCCCGATAGATTTCCGCCAATTCCTTTTGGGCAAGGTCAAGCAAGTAGCCCGAGACATCTACAAGCTCACGGGTCCGATGCCGGATATCGAGGCGTTCGTAGTCCAGCAAAGCAAGACCTTGAGGACGGAAACCTGGGGGACCATTTTCGGCGGGGTCAGTGGAGTCAGTAAGGGTCTCGTGAAGAATTTGGGCGTGGAGGTTTCCTACTCCACTATTCTCGGGTCTTTAGACCCTGACGAGGGGGGCGGGATTATCGACTCCGGCGTCTCGATGACCCCCTACAACATGGGGTTGACCGCTGAGGTGTCCGCCGACCTGTTCAAGATCAACGGTCTGGTTCAACTGCGGCTTCCGCAGATGCAGGAGGGCAATAGCGCCCCATCCGAGGGCTTTAACGTCAAGTTGACCGCCACCAAGGCGGAGATGGCAGAACTGGAGACTTCTAATCCGGGCTTGCAGGTCAGCTACGAGAAGTTTATCCAGGCCGATGGGTCGATGGTGGTCCCAGAGAAGTACCAGGAACAACTTGTGGCGCTCAAGAACAGCGGTAAGTTCAAGCGAGGATCCGCAGACCTTTCCCCGGTGTTCGCCATCGGTGTCCATGACATGGAGAGCCTGAATCCAAACATTCCGATTACCAAGCAGCAGCTCGACACGGTTGGGGTTTTCTACTGCCGGGGTGTGTTTGCCGGGTACAAGAGCGGCAAGATTTTTACGGAGACCGCAGCGGTACTCAGTATGGCTGCCTCGGTTCTTCAGAGGCCCCCGCTGGACGGCAAGTGGCTGAGCCTGCGGTTCCTCGACACGATGCCCGCTCTGGAAGATTTTATGACCATGATCCTCAATTGGGTGGAGGCTCTTTCGTCTTCTATCCAGAGCATCTTGGACACCATCCTCAAGTACATTGAGTTCATCGAGGGCCGCCTGGTCGAATTGCAGCAGTTCATTCAGCGTATCAACCAGCTCATTCAGACCCTTTTGGGCTTCTCCTTCCAGATTCCCAAGTGCTCCTTCCTTCTGACCGTCTCAAACGGGACCGACGGGGCCATGACCGATCTGGTGGCAGCGGAGAACAAGCCCCCTGACAGCCCGTTGGCTTTCGGTGGTGGAGTCGCTGTTCTCATTCCTTTCGGCCCAGCCTTCGCCATGGACATCATTAAGGCCATCATGGTGGCTGACCCAGGGGTGGACCCTCCACCAGTCACCCAGGGTTTAACCTCCTCGCCAGCGGGTTCCCCCATCCCGTTGCCGGTGGAACCTGAAGTGTTGCCGCCGCTTCCCCCACCTGACCCTGAACCGGACGTGCTCTAGGAGAAATCATGGGTTCCTTTAATAAAATGGCGGTATTCCCGGTCGGGTACTTCCGAGCTTTCTCTAGCTGGCTTCTGCGGAACCGTCGAGAGGTGGCTGGTCGCATCAATGCCATCACAGCGGAGCTGGACAGGATCGGTTTCGTCACGGTGAGCTATCTGGCGAAAAAGGAGGGGGAAGACTGGATCATGACGGAGGAGCGGGTGGGTTTCTCGGTCACCCAGGGGTCTAGCTTGGCTCGGTTGTGCCAGGCGTATATTGCTCAAGGAGGTAATCCGCTGGACATCAGCCCGTTCATGGAGCCGGACTCCACGGAGGCTGTTGCCCTGGATGACGAAGGGGAACCAATCACTATTGGGCGGTATCCGCATGGCGGTGTCATTGCCCCCATCAGCGTAGAGGCCAATGACCCACAGCCCCAAGTGGACGGTAAGACCGGCTATGAGGGCTACCGGGGCGGGTTTTTGAGGACGGACCGGTACTACCCGGCTCGGCTGGGCGGGCGGCAGGACCGGGGGGCTTTTGACAGCGATAGTGTGGTTCGCATGATGCACCAAATGCGGAGCTGGGCAAATCAGGGCATCAAGGAGCGGGTGTTGGAGCTGGAGGCCCGCATTATCAAACTCTGTGACCTGCGAGAGCAGCTCACGACGGAGCGGGACGAGATGCTGGTACAGGCGTTTGGTGGGGTGTTGTCAGGGGTGGACGACGATGATTCGGAGCGGTTCGCCAATGGCTTGAGGGTGCAGAATCTCGTCCAAGACCTGTACGAGCGGCTATTTGAGACGGATGCGACTGGTTCTGTCACGGCCTACAGGGCCAATGTGAAGGTGCCGTTCCTCAACTTCGCCTTGAAGGATGTCCCTTCAGAGAATCGTGACCCATTGGGCGGGTGATACTCCTATATCAATTCCCCAGTGAGAGGTGAGCTTTGTCGAAAGATTTTCAATTGGGTTGGCCATGTCCCCACTTGACTGTGGAGGAGGTGGTGTCCCTGGGGAACGACCGCCGTTCCCTGGACGTGCGGCAGCCTGTCGGCGGCTCAGCCACAGTGCGAGTCCTCGCCAACGATGAAGTCTTCATCCCCCAAGGCGGCCTGTACTCCTCCGCTCAGCTTTTTAGCACGATCTCTGGGCCTTACGACATGGTGGAGAATGAGAATGTCTTGACCATTGAAGGCCCCGGAGGATCCCAAACATTTTCCTTCAGCGTGGTAGGCCACACTCGGTTGACGGCTACCCAGGTCTTGAAGGAGCTGGCCGCAAAACAGCTCACAGTGGCTCAGGCGACGGAGCAGAATGGGCACCTGGTCTTCTACGACAACACCCATGTCGGGAATGAGTCCTTCATCAACATCTCCGGGACCGCCTCTAACTCCCTGGGATTCGGGAATTTGACGAGCAAGTGCTCCTCGGACCGTCAGTGCGGTGCCCGAGGCTCTCTGATCTATCCAGGCTGGCAGCTTCATTTGAAGGAGGACACGATAACCAACCGTTTTCCTAAGTTTATCGCCCCGGTAAGGTCGAACCCTATTTTCAAGGTGACGTATGCGGTGCCGCCAAACAGGTGTCTGCGATGCGGAGGGACTCGCATCGAGAACGATTTTCGCTACGACACGGCGGGCCAGCTCTTGGAGATTGAGAACGAGGACTTGCTGTACCAGGCGTGCCTCAAGATCATCCTGACCGACAAGGGGACTAATCCCTACCATCCCTGGTACGGCACGAGCATCCGGTCCCGCATCGGGTCGAAGGCGATCTCGGGTGTGGCAACCGTCATCAGCGAGGATGTGCGGAGAGCCCTGGCTAAGCTCCAGACGTTGCAGACGGAGCAGGCCAAGTATCAGAGTGTCTCTTTCAAAGAGAGGATATACGCGGTTCAGAGAGTGGACGTGGCTCCCCATGTCCAGAATCCTACGGTGTTCAAGGTTGATGTGGCGATACAGAACGCTTCGGCGGAACCTATCGACTTGTCCATCGTGTACACGGTGCCCGAGGTTGTGGCCATGATGGGGTCCAACGGATTGATGCTTGGTGCGGAAGCTGTTGGCTTGGAAGCAGGCCAGGCGGCCAAGTTCTTTGCAGAGCTGGCCGCCCCACGTTTCGTGACGGATAAGTGATATGACAACTCCCCTTTTCAAGACTCCCGATGGTGTTTACAAGGAGGAGGTCTCCTTCTCCACCGACCGGAGCCGCCGCTTCCTCACCGGCATCACCGATGAGAACACGGCGGATATGCAGGTCTCTATCCGAGGGGCTGCTTTCTCGTCGGACCCTGAGCACATCACCTTTGAAGGCACGACCTTCACCATCCCCAACCCGTCCGCTCACCCGGAGGGTCTTCAGCTTTACCCTGGGGATAATGTCATCGAGGTCAAAGCCATCTTGACCAGCGGAGCGGTTTCCAATTCGGGGATTGCACGGGTAAGGCTCTCAACCGAGCGGGATGTCAGGGCGGGGGTTATCCCGCCTTCTGGGATCTCTGTTGAGCGGTTCGATGGGTATGTGTCCATCACCGTGGAGGGTCTCAACGACGCCAACGTCAAGGGGTACAACTTCTACGCATCTTCCTCTCCTGGCGGCGGACTCCTGGGCTATTCGCAGATCAATCCCCAGGCAGTCATCTCCGGGGAAACCAAGGAGACCACCACGGAGCTGGGGACGCTGACCGTTGATTCTTTGGTCACCTTGGGAGCCACCGGGTCTCAGGTTGCAGATCCTTTGTATTTTCAGGTGCAGGGCTCGCAGGTAGACAAGTTGGGGAACTTGGTGCAGCTCGACTACACCCAGGCCGTTGAAGTGCCGGAAACGACCCGACAGGTCAAGACCACGGTGCTGTTGGAGGATATCCGCCAGGTCCAGACCTTCTCCTTTGAGCATGACCGGGATTCGGTTATCAGCTCCGCACTTCGGCCCGCCGTCCCCAATGCAGAGTTCAACACCATTCTGTCCATGGACCCGCTGTACTATGTGGTCACTGCTCTATACACCATTGACGGCGATGAGTACGAGTCCGTGTTTTCCCCCGAGGTCGCCGCTTACCCGTTGACTGTGACCCCGGATGTCCGGTTGCTCCCCTCGGTGACCCGACAGCAGGTTGTAGAAAACACCGTGCTGGCCATCTACCGTAGCGAGCCCCAGGTGGATGTGAAGCCGGGCTCTGCTTTGCGAGACACCTTCATCGACCCTTTCTCCACGGAGGCCGAGCGGGTCCGGTTTCTCATTGGGTTTATGCAGGCAGCCCAGAGCTTCACCACCCTGTTGGTTATTGATGACCCACAGGAGACCGGAGACTCCATCTCGGTCTCCTTGTCGCCCTACAAGCAGGCTCTCAAGCAAGCCTTCTTCCTTCAGAGTGACGATGATGTTCAGGCGGTCATCGACAATGCCTTTGAGGCACTAGCTTCTTCTCGGGGGGCTGAGGACAGGCTTACGGGTGTTCGGTCTCGTGGTGAGGTGACGTGCTACACGACCACGAGGCCCACCACGAATCTTCCTTTGACCCTGGGTCAAAAGGTTCAGGGAGGGAGCCAGGGCTTCCGGCTCACTTCCTCCTCTGAGCTTACTCCCACGGGAGCGGGTTCGACGTACAACCCCTCGACTGGGCGCTACTCGGTCAGGGTGTTTATCCAGGCAGAGGAGGAGGGTTCCGCTGGTAACCTGGCCCCAGGGCAGATCAACAACATCGTCAATGGCCCAGCGGGGGTTTCGGTCACGAACGAGTCTCGGACTTTCGGGGGCCGCGACCTGGAGACCAACCGAGAGCTGGCTGCCAGGGCTGATGGGATTTTGTCAGCCGTGGACAGCGGAACCTACAGGGGCTACACGCAGGACGCTATTGAGGTGCCTGGAGTCCAGCAGGTCAACACGGTGTATGCGGGTCACGGTCTGATGATGCGGGACTGGAACGCTACGCTTAAACGGCACACTGGGGGCAAGGTCGATGTGTGGATCCGGGGTGAGAGCCTTTCCACGATGACGGACACCTTTGCGTTCGCCTTCCATCTGGTCAAAAGGGGTCAGTTTGAGCCAGTGGGTGAGGTGACGAACCTCAAGTTCCGGGCGGCCAATATGAGCGTGACCTCCGCGAACCCCATTCTGGAGATGCTGGACTACTCGGCCTATGGCTACGAGTTTAAGGATGAGAGCACAGGCCAGGTGTTCGACCTGACCAATGTGACCCTCGTGGCCTACGACACCATCCAGCTCGACAGCACCCTCAACGACCCCACGGGCATCACCATCACCGATGTCTTTACCGGGTCGTATCGCTTCAGGACTGGGGATAACCATGTCTTCACCCGCCAGCCCGTTCGCAGCATCACCTCCATGGTGGGGGACGCCAACGGTTCCGGCACAGTAGACCCGAGCCTGTATGCTCTGTACGCCGGGAGCGACCCGCTCATCAAGGGGCGCTCCTCGGAGGCTGGGGACTACCTCAAGGTCACTCAGCCGCTCGGTACGACCGCCGCGACATCTATCCCCTCCAGTACCCCCATCGCGGTCTCAGGAGAGGAGCACGTCATCCTGGAGGGCACTGAGTACCTCAACAACCTGGGCATCAATCCGCTGACCGTGAAGGTCTACAACTCCGACCGTTCCGTGGAGTATCTCGGCCCCTTTGCGTCCTCGACCCCCGACTACACCCTGGTCGATGAGAGTGGGGAAATCCCCTTGGGCCTCTTGGTTACCAATGGCTCGCAGATTGAGGAAGGGGACACGGTGGTGGTCGATTACAGCCACGATGAGAACTTCGTCGTGTCCTACAAGGTTAACTCCTTGGTTGGCATCACCCAAAGCACGCTCAACGAGATGCGGCATGTCACGGCTGATGTGCTGGTCAAGGAAGCCATCCCCGTCGAGGTGGACCTTACGGCGACGGTGGTGATTACGCCCCGGTCTTCTACATCCACGGTGGACGGCCTGGTCAGGACGGCCTTGTCCCGGATGTTCGGTGGGTTCAGCTTGGGCCAGCCGGTTCGTTCTGGGGACATCATCAATGTCATCGACGCGGTAGAGGGGGTGAGCTACCCGGTGGTGCCGTTGAACCTGATGGCCAAGGGGGATGGTTCCCTGGTGGTCCGGGAGACCATCACAACGGATCAGGCGGCTGATTACGCTTTGATTACCGCTTGGTCCACATCGTTAGTGGATGTCTTCATCATCAAGGACGCGCTTCAGTCCGAGACTTTGGACGGTGGCGGGGAGTTGAATGAAACACGCGGGGTGTTCCTGGATAAGACTGCCATGACCAACTTCGACGCGGCCCCTAACATCAATGGGGTGCCGTTGAAGAATTCCGTCTACGGGTCTTTCATCATCGGTGGGGCGGGGCTGTATATCCCTGGGTACAGTGACAACGCGACCTTGCAGGCGCTCTACCCGTTCGCGGACGACGCTGAGATCGATGAGCACCGCAAGACGATTACGGCGGGCCGGGTGTTGGTCGCGTTGCCCGCAGACCAGACTCCTTCGGATGGGGACTACCGCGTGACCTACGTGGTGTACTCGGACACAGGGGTCAAGAACATCGAGCCGGGGCCGGTGGAGTACCTGGTGCTTGGTGACCTGGAGTTCTCCTGGGACACGGATAAGGACTTCACGGCCTTGGTTCAAGGGAGAACAGGCGCATGAGAACCCCCCTCGCATTGTTGCAAGACAAGGAAGGCAACTGGAAGTCCGTGCAAACATCCACCTCTGCTCGGGGTTACGACGCCGAGACGGTGGTGTTCGTCCGAGAGCCCACCGTGGAGGAGACCCAGACTCTCCAACTCTACCTGAGACGGTCCAAGGGGAGGATGCACATCCTGGAGGACATGCTGGAGACCCAGAGTGGCTGATATCCCTTCGGATAAAACGCTCCTCCCGGCCTTGGTGCCGCAGAACCCCTCCCTGGTCGATAAGGACAGCCAGGGGCGAAAGGACGCGATCCGTTCGCAGGTAGACCGCATCATGGCGGTCTTTCTCAAGGTGCTCCCCAGCAACTACGTCTCCCAGGTCACCGGTCCTGACTACTCCCTCCGGTTCCAGGCCGCCGTGGAGCAGATTGCGGCTTTCCAGATTGATGCCCAGGAGGTCTACGCCGACCGGGACATCGACATGACCCGCCCGGAGTTCCTCTTCCAGATCATCGGTACTCTCATCTTCCCGGACGCCAACAGCGATGGCTGGCCCGAGATTCCTGGAGACCTCTCCTACCGAGAGTTCTTGGGCCGCATGGTTCAGCTCCTTTTGCAAGGAGCTACGAAGAAGACCATCGAGGAGGGCGTCGAACTACTTACCGATGCTGACGTGGAGGTCATTGAGCGTATCGTGGCCGCCCGAGTGCTCAAAGGTGGCCGGTCTGCCTGGGATTGGCCGGACCAGCATGTCTTTGAGATCAATATCAGTGAGTCCGACGGTGAGGCACTCGTGGCCTTCCCGGACCCCACGACCGTCGAGGGTGGAACGCTGGTGGAGCTGCAACGGTTCCCCGAGGACCCCTTCCGGCTCATCACGAATATTGGGCTGGTTTTGCGGGCTCTCAAGCCCGGCCACACCCTCTACGATCTCCGTTTCCTATTCACCGAGCTATTCACTGGCCTATTCACGGATAGCGAAACTTTTGGGTACTCCGTCTATCATTACCAGGACTTCCGACGTTACTGGGTAGGTGCAGAGCGAGTCGCCGGGGATTCAGGGGTCACCCCTTTGGACCGTTCTTTATTCTCGGACCCGACTCGGGACTTCTCTTCCATCAAGCAGGGCTGCCTCCTGACCATTCTGACTGGGCCGAATTCGATTCATGCGGGGGGCATGGAGGGCACATCGGCTTCCGCTGATGAAGGACACATTGGAAGGTTCCGGGTGCTGGAAGCCCTGACTTTCCCAGGCGGGGATGACGCGGTGCGTCGGGCTTACACGACGAGTCCCACGGGGTTGTCTGGCCGGGCTGAGGTGTTGGGGGACGATATCTTCGACGTGGACCAGACTGCTTGGGACACGGTGGTAGAGGGAGAGATTCTGACTTTCAGTGAGGGGCTGAACGCGGGCTCCTACCGGCTCAAGACGCTGTTGGGCAACCGAGGGGGGCTTATTGGCCCTGCGTATCTGGCGACGGGAGTAGGGACGGAGCCCATCCCTGGTGTCAGGGTGGCCCCCAGTATGCTGAGGTTGCGGAGGCGGGTGGGGTCATCTGTGACGGGTCAGGGATACGAGGTGACGGTGGACCGACTGGGGATGCAGGTTCCCAGGCTTCGCCAGGGGGAAGATGCTTCACGTTTCTTTTACCGATGAGGGCGCGGATTTTTGCCCTATACACAATGCTCCATAGAACCGCTGTGAGGATAGCCAATGCCTGCTCACATTAGAGTAACTCTTCGTTCCTCGGTTGGAGGCCCCGTTGTTGGGGTCACCACTACGGACGCCAGCCGTGACGATCTCCGAAAAGGCTATGAAGTCGAGTGTTACTCGACGGATGCCGCCACCACCTAGTCCTGGGGGATGGCCTTTGCCCCAAACTCGTCTGGCCCCGCCGTCGGTGGGGGAAATCCGTTCGCGGGGACGCCATCCAATGTGGCATGGCTGCCTCCTCTCGGGAGCACCGGCCAGACGGCCAAGTTCCTGGTGGACTGGGAAGGGGCCTACCTCATCCGCCTGGTGGTGGACGCGGGCTTGCCGACCGAAGATGTCATGTACCTCCGGTTGCGGCGGCTGACCCAGTTCGGAGACATCAAGCTGGTGGCTGCTGGAGAGCGGCGGGATCAGAACGGTGTCATCCCGGCTGATGCCTCGGCGGAAGGCTGGGCGAATGACCAGAACCAGAACCTCCAGCGGCTTACCGCTCTGATTCGGCGTCTCGCCACGGGTGAGCGCCGGGTCTATGTGGATGTGAACAAGGGGCGGGACAACGCTGCGGTCCCGAACACCCCCACGAACCTCGTGAATCTCCCTGGGGCTGACGCCACTGAACTGTCCAAGACGGGCATCAACATCAAGGCCGAGGGCTTCGGGGATTTCAGCGCCATTTCGGATGGTATTGCCTACGCCATGGATGCCGCTTCTCGTGGTGAGCCTCCGGTATCCGAGCAGAATCCCTACCTCGTCATCGTGCGTTCTGGCCTGTACGTGGAAAACCTCGTCTTCCAGCCTAACGTCCACGTCATCTCTGAGCGGGGTTTGGGTGTGGCGAGTGGAGGCGGGTTGCGGAGTTTGGACGTGCTGGTGCGGACGACCAAAACCCCCAACTCCCGACACGAGTATGCTGCCCCACCAGGAGCAGGGATTTTGGTTCTGAAGGGTCTCAACCTGGAGAACCTGGGGGCTACCTCAGAGCCCGTGTTTTATTGTGATGGTGCCGTTGCGCTGATTCAATTCGCAGCCCAACAGCAGGGCACAGGGTTGACCCAGGGGCCTGCCCTTCACCAGACAGGTGGGAAGAGTCTTTGGTCGGATGTCCAGTTCGGGTCCGAAGCCATGGCCGACCTCGACCGTTACGTCGTCATCCTTGATGGCCCTCTGGAGGTGATGGGTAGGAATGTTGATGTGGAGGGGGCCGCCGGTTTCTTGGTCAACCCGAGCCTCAGTTCCCACAGTATTCTTGTGTTGGGCAACGTAACCATGGACACCAAACTGGGCCGGGCGGTGCGGGGATACCCGAGCTTTATGAACTTTCGGGACTCGGACATCCGTTTCACGGGAGGCGCTTCCACTGTTCCCTTGATTTCCATCGACAACATGGGGGGTGGTGCTGGGGCGGCAAGCCATGATGTCGCCTTCGGTATGATCAATTCGTCCTTCGTCAGCGGAGATCTGAGCTTTGATAAAACGGGCACTTCCGGGAGTACCGGGATGGCTCTGTCCCACATCATCACGAATGGCGACATTCTTTTCCCGACCGGAGCCCTCGATCATTTCGAGGCAGGAACCCTGGCTCGCTCCTTGGGTTATGAGGATCAGTGGGTTCGCCCCGAGACGGGTGTTAAAACGGTGCCCGCGCTCAACGCTCTTGGGACGGACAACGTGCAGGATACGTTGGATTGGCTCGTCAACCTCACGCTGCCCAGGGCAGGTGCCCCCTTCCGAGGGCTCACTGAGACCTACAACGGTATCGCCTCCCTCAACCCTCTGGTCTACGGTGGAGGGCTCGGGCGGAACATGCTGGCGGACAGCGGGGCCATGCAGGTCACGGGTGCTTCCAGCCCGATGTATCTGGAGGACGACGGACGGTTACGAGGTGGTGGTCAGTTCGAGGGCATCGTAGATGTCGGCCCGCTCAAGAGCGATGGCCTCGGTTCCGAGATCAACCTCAACCCGAACCAGATCACTGGGGCAGGCCCCATCATCCGTCTTGGTCGGGATTCGTGGACGGACGCTTTGGTAACTGCGGTCGCAGCTCCGGCCCTTCCGGCGGGTCTGGTGTTGGCGGGGTTCCAGGCCCCCGTGGGGGCCATCACCAAAGAGCGGCCCTTCAACCTGATTCTCCGGGCCTTGAACCTCTTTGAGTCCGAGACCGGGGAGGCTGGCCGGGTGGTGCTAGAGGGTGCTTCGGCAAGAGCAGCCGACTGGGTCACCCCGGCGGTTTCTCAGGGCGGGGATGCCTTCGTGCAAGGTGGGGATGTCCTGTCCATGGTGCCAGGTTCGGCGGCCAGGGCTGGGAATGTTTGGCTTGTCCCTGGTTCCTGCCTTCTCTCATCTTCGGAAGACGGGATGGTTCGCATTGCCAGTGCGGAAGCAAAGTTTTACCCCATCCTGACAGCCGCCAATGTCTACGCCGTCGCGGATCCCACGGCGGGCGTCTTCTACATGGCGACCGTGAACGGTGTTGAGTCTTTCGCGGTCGGGGCGGCGGATACGCTTGGGGATGTCGTTGACCTCATCAATTCCACAGCTCGTTCTTTCTTCGCTCGGGATCTCGGGGGGAACCTAAGTTTTGGTGGCGGGAACTCAGGGGTCAACGCCGACTTCTTCTACATCGGGGATAACCAGGGGGGAGCCCTCAACACGAAGCTCGGTGAGTTGATGGTGTCAGGGGGTGCGGCTTACACGCCCGGCGTCATGCCTGACTCGGTGGGCATGTTTTGTGTGGCGGACGACGCTCTGGCCATCGACGGGTCGCTGATCAAGGGCTACCACTTCACCGACGCAAATTACGTTGTGAACCCCGAGGTCGAGATCGTGGGTGTGGACACGACGGGGGGCGGTGTGGATATCACGTTGCCCGACGACCCGCCCGCAGGAAGGTGCCTCACCATCAAGGATGAAGGGGGCTCCGCTCTTGCAAATCTAATTACCCTGCTGCCCGTTCACCCGGCCCTCATTGAGCAGGTTTGGCCCGCTGGGCCGCCTGCCCCAACCCTGCAATTCGTCGCAGATTGGGATGTCGTCAACATCTACTACAACGGCACCAATTGGTATGTTCGATAGGTGAAATAGATGACCACTCCGACCGACCCTTCGGTCTGCTACGCCACAAGCCTGTTTGGGTTCGGCCCTTTTCCCGAGCCCGGTCAGACAGTCGTGGTGTGCCCGAACACCCCCATGGGGTCAGGGTACGGCGGCGTCGGGTGGGCTCCGGCCACGGGTGGGGCTGCCTATGGCTTGATGAGCTACGGCGACTTCCTCCATGCCTCTCCGACTCTGGCGGTAGACGGTGGTTTCGGTGGAGACCCTTTCGGTCTCGGCCCTTACGGCAGCACAGAGAAGGAACCCCCTCGGGCAAGTGCCGCGAAAAGCCTCAACGGTTTCCAGATCGAGGTTTTCTTCTCTGAGGAGATGGACCAGAACAACCCGTATCTGTTGGACCCGTTTTCCTACACCGTCACCCCTTTGATGGGGGCACCTGTGGTGGTGACCCAGGTGGACATCGGCCAGGAAGGCTCTACCAATGTTTACCTGGGGGACGTGTCCAAAGGCGTCTTGAGCGTCATCCTGACCCATACAGGGACGACTCTGGGCGGCACCTACCAGGTTGAGGTCTCCGGGCCAACCGATATTGCAGGCAATCCCATCCTGACGACCCCTGTGGTCTTGCTGACCAGGGGTGAGGCTCCTTCGTACACGGTGACCCCGACTTCGGGTGAGAATCTGTTGTTCACCTTTAGCCAGGCCATGCTCCCCGCATCTGAGGAGCCGCCTGGGTCGCGTGGCATCCTGGATCCGAAGTCGTACAAGTTCAAGCCGGATCCTAAGTATCCCATCCAGATTACCCCTACGATCATCCATCACCCGTACAACGGGGACGCTTCCCAAGTGGAGATGACGGTCGAGGGGATGACTTCGCTGACGTACCTTGCCAGCATCAGCCCGGCCTTCGTCCTTGGGTACAAGGGCAAAGAGCTGCCGGACCAGGACAAGGATTTCTTGGGGGTTGAACAGGGAACCGGAACCTCCCACATCTCCAACGACACGCTGTTGCTGTCCAGGGATTATGATGAGGAGTACGGCTGGTCCTTCCTTGACACCTCCGGGAAGTTCGTCCCTGATGACTCCACTTTTCGGGTGGATTTCAAGTTCGATGCCGGAGCCGCAACCTACTACCCGCCTCTGAGCGCCTTCGCCTCTCCCCAAGTGGGGATGCTCATCATCGAGGATGGCCCGGCGGGCACTGGGGTCCGGGTCTGGATTACGCTGCTCCGAGAGCCAGGCGGCCAGGACCGTATCCGCATTCAGAGCGGAACCTACGACGTGATGGTCAATGCGAACTGGAGTAGCGGCAAGCACGCTCTCTCGTTCTTGCGGAACATTAAGGCGGACCTCTACAGCTTCTTGTTCGATGGTTCCCCTTTGGCCTCTACCGCCATTGCGAGCTGCGACCAGCCCGCTACCGGCTCCGGTGCCGGGGCGACATGGTTGCTGTTAGCACAGGACTTCAAGGTCACGGACTTCAAGGTTGGTGGGGTGTACATCACCTCCTCTACCACGGTCTACTCAGCGGCTTGGAATTTCCTCCACGAGGAGCAGGATGAGTTCGTGGGTTCCGCAGCCCTGGCCCGCGACTACCTGTTCACCGACCGTGGTCCGCTGGTTAAGGGCTGGGGGGATTGGACTCCGGCGACCCGGCAGGATGTGACCGTCAGGGTTAACGGCAGTGAAGTGCAGGTTCACGAGGTTAACCCGTACATTGGGCGTGTTGAGCTGACTATCCCGGTGCCTTTGCTGCCCCCAGGGCACGAGCAGGGCGGGGTGGAGGTGGACTATCTTTGGATGGCCAACCCCATCATGCCCCTGGTGGGTCTGAACACCCCCGGCCTGGTGCTCAACCAGTGGGATCGTCGCCGTACCCACCACGACCCGCCGGGTCATGGGTCTCAGATCCAGGACGCGACTCATCCCAAGGGAGCCCCTGGCATCTCAAGGTTCCCCTTGTCCGTTGTTATCGGGCCAGTAGACCGCCCGGATCCGTTGCTCGTCGGCCACAAGTACATGGGCTATGAGCGGGGGTACACGGCGGCTTTGAACAGCCCGACCTCCCTCAAGCTCAACCAGTCCCCGTACCAGGACCAAGTACCAGCCTTTGAACGGGCTCCCGAGGGGATCACGGTCGCTTTTGAGGGACTCACCGTGCCGACGTTGGACAGCCCGGCCTGGGTCTTGGAGGGTGTGGACGGCGGCCAGGTGGACATTAACGAGGGCACGTACACGGTGGTTGACAGTTCCTCCGGGGGTGCCGCCAGTGACACGGCAACCGTTTACTGGCGTGGCCTGGACCTCACCTTCCCCTCTGCGGTAAATGTGGTGGCCCGCTTCCAGGTGGGGGACGCGGAGAGCCCCCTGTCCTCGGACAGTGACATCCTTGAAACGGATGGTGTTTTCACCGGGGTTGGCTTCGGTATTCACAACAACCACGAGCTGTACCTGGTGGGAGCCCTACTCATCAATGGGGTTGAACACATTGGGATGCTCCTCGACCCCAGGCAGCTTCAGTACAAGGAGTCCTGGGAGCTTGGCCCGAAGGCTGCCAGCCTCATTACGGCCAAGGATACGGTTGTTGTCTCTACGCCCCTGGTTCCACTAGACCTGGAGAATAATGACCGCTTCCAGATTCTCTCTGGGGACCAGGCGGGCGTCTATACCGTGCAGAGCATGGTTGCCCAGTGTGACGGAACGACGACCATCACCGTGTCTCCCAACTTCCCAGGCGACTATTCCCTGTCAGAGACCGGAACCCCCACCCTTTTGTGGGAAACCAAGTGGAGCGACAACCCTTCGACGTACCGCCTGGAGGTAGACCCGGAGACCAAGAGCGCCCATCTGTCCCTTTCGGGAGAGGTGTCGGCCACGGTGTTGACGTTGGACGGGACCAAGGTGGCGTTGCCCTCTCCGGCTGACATGAGCCTGTTGTTGAACACGGAGAGCACTGGGCAGGTCTTCTGGGGGTCTTTGAGCCGCCTGGCGACCAACCGCAGCCGGTGGTCCTTCATGCGTTACGGGGTCATCCCTGACCAGAGCACCATCCGGGGCTACAGCTACACGGTCACGGCGGCTATGTCTGACCTCCCCGAGGACGACCCGCATAACGAGTGGTTCCTTACCCAGTCCTTCGGCTATTCCAAGGTGGACACCGGAACCGGTGGCTTATTGCTCCGGGCGACCTCGGGGGATGACACCAGAGACACCACCTTCGGCTACTCCCGGATCGAGCCCTTCTTTACCAGCGAGGCCAACCTTGACCTGACAGCTCGGTTCAACGTGACCTTTGGCGTCCAGGGATATGGGGATGGGATGGTGGTATTGCGGGATACCGAGAGGGAAGTCCGCCTGGCCACGTTGTTCTATCTGGAAGGGATGCCTGGCCTGGAGTACCGCGAGCTGCTGTCGCTGCCCCAGACGAGCATGACGGGTCTTTTTGAGCCGGAGACCCAGGGTTGGGATCCGGTATTGCCTTCCACGGCTTCTTCCACGAATCACTTGACGGATTTGGTGATCACCCAGGCCGCTGGGGATACCTTGCGGTACACCTCGACCCTTGAAGCCCCAGATATCCGGTTCAACGACGTGGAGGGTCGCCATTTTGCTTTCCGCATGGCGGTGGACTCCTACACAGCTCGCTCAGACGACCTCACGAGCATCTACGCGGGGGCAGACGGCCTCGGGACGACCTATGTAGGGTTGAGGTTCCGGGCCGGGACAGCGCCACAGGTGGAGCTTGTAGCTGCCGACGACTCGGTGATCCAGGTGTACCCCGCCTCCTGGAACGATGGGGAGATGCACTCCTACAGGCTCGTGATGGGAGCCGCTGTGATCCTCCTGTACTTGGACGATGAGATGCAGACTCCCACTGCGACCACAGCGTCCTTCCCCGGCGGCGGGGGCACGACCTGTATCCTGGGAGCCCACAACCAGGTTGGCGGGGTGGCGGACCCGACCATGGCTAGCGTGGTGCGGTGGCGCTCGGCCTCCTACGCGGTCATGGCCCCCATCCACTTGAGCACTGACCCGGTGCCTGCGGACAAGTTCCCAGTCCGGCGAACCTTCGGTATTTTGAAGGGTGCGAACCCGGCCCACATCAACTCCTGGGAGATTCCTCGCACAGACGCCTCGACGGCTCCGAATAGCTCTGTGTCAGCGGTGGTGCAGGTAATGGACTGGAGCTACACCAGCGAAGTACGCCTTCTCCGTGACCCGGAGTGGGGCGTGACCATGTACCGCACAGACATGGCATTGCCGCCGTATTACACGCCGGAGACTCCAGGAGTGCCTGGTTCTGGCTTCGCTACCCCGACGACGGAACCTTCGGCTGGGTGGATCAACGTGGAGTACGGAGACCTGCCGCTGGTGTCCACGACCTTCGGAGAGGTCGAGTTCGGCGGTCTGGACAAGGGTTCGGTTTCAGAACAGTTCTGGGAGATCGTCCAATACCGGTTGTTCCGGCCCATTCGGGATGATTTTCAGTCTCCGACCAACCATGTGCTCAACCAGGCCAACGTCATCACTAGCGGCGAGCTTACCCGCGACTGGACGCTGGAGACCGTGGAGGTCAATTCCCTGAGCGCCTCGGTGGCTTCGCTGCTGCCGACTCACATGAACGCGGACGACATCTTCAAGGTCATCGACTCGGCGGGCACCATCTACACCCGTGAGAGCTGGGTCTTCAACCGCGAGACCCAGACCATCACTCTCGCCCTGGACCCGGTGACCGGGGACCAGATGGAATTCCCCAATGAGCACGATGCCTTGTCCATCGTGCTCCAGCCAGGCAAGCCGGTGACGAACACCTACTTGTCGAAGCAGCCCTTGTTGGATAGCGTGACCCAGCTCAATGAGGGAACACCACCGGTCCCCAAGAGCCAGACCTTAGATTCTGAGAGGGATGTGGTCTTCGGGTCCATCCTCAATGACGACGACGGGACGTTGAACAACCTGGCTTTCCTGCTCAACGACCCCTACCAGGTCGTGACCTTCAAGAACGACCCCTCCTCCTTGTATGAGGGTCTGACCTTCATGGAGGTCACAAACGGTGGTCAGGAGGGGCTCATTGCCACGCCTGGTGAGGAGATGCTCCCCGAGGGCTACTCCGGCTACACCAAGGACGAGGGCGAGGAACAGGTCTACAGCCCCACGGGTACGGGGGCTTCCCTGGGCGGTGTGGGTGCCTCGGCGGGCTTGAAAGCTACGGGGGAGCTGGTCGGCAAGACGGTGGGTGCCCATGTCCTTGAGCTGTCAGGGACGAAGTTCTGGGAGAACGCCAAGACGCCCCAGCAGCCTGCTTTTTCGCAGAAGGGTGGGATGCCCGGCGGCATCCTGTTCGTCAGCGGTGGTAGCTATCTTGGCCCGGTGGTGGACGCGGC